CAGCCGGTTGACGCAGTGGAAGCTGCCGGTACGGAGGTAGTGGCACACGGCACCGGCTACGGTGACGGTCTCCTCTGTCAGGGCGGCGGGATGGATGGCGATGCCAGCGGGCTTATTCAGCAGGAGGAGGTCCTCGTCCTCCCACAGGATATCCAGCGGATAGGCCACGGGGCGGATGTGGGGGTTTTCCGGTTGCGGTGCATCCATAACCGGATTTTCCGTAAATGGTTGAAAAATTGCTTTGTCGCAAATCTCATAAGCAAACCCCGCAATTGTCCCGTCCGGGTTCCTTTGCATAATCTTTGAGCAATACCCGAACTTTTCCAACTCTTTAATACCACTATACAGACTATCCCGACCGTCGGTTGCCCGGTTCGTCAAATCTCGCATATTCAAAACCCAATCGTCCGGCAACATTTGGACGTATGCAATTATTCCTTTCGCTTTCCAACTCAAACGGGTATCTTTTAAGAACTCGTTTGCCATTTGGCAATAATCCCGGTCGTATTTACGCCGGGTAATTGTATTATTCGTTGCCATTGTCGCCGCCCTCCAATTGTTTAACAGGTTCCCACGCTTTGCGCACTCTTAAAACATTGTCCGGGCTTTCGTTCGGAACCAATGAAACAACAGGGAAACGGGATTTGTCGCCGGGCTTTTGGGTCGTGGCAAATTGTACGTTCAAATCAAATATAATTCCCTTACAAAATCCCCGTTCCGCCAACATACCGTCGAATGTTTCCCGGATTTGCGGGATTGTGGACGCCGTACCCTTTGTTGAAAACTGCCATACCCCGGCAACGCCACGTACCAACGGTACAATAAAATTCAATGTCAACGTAATTTCCCAACCATCGTGTCCGTCCTGTTTGCTTTTCCGATTGGGGTAACGCTTGGTAATAGCCAACATCAAATTCGGGTATTCCTCCGTTGTCAATGTTTCGTACTTTTTGCCGTCCCAAACTTGGAACGTTTCGCCGTCGCCCGCCGCAATCAATCGTCCGTCGTCGTCCCGGTACTCGTACCGCTCGTTGCATACTTTCGCCGGGTCGTCGTCCGGGAAAACGATTTGAATTGTTTGGGGCTTTTCGCCGTATGCCTGTGTAAATAACCCGGCATACTTTCCCGTTGGTATGAAATAATCCACGCTTTGCGGGTATCCGTTGGCGTTTTTCATTCCGATTTTTATTTGTCCGACACGGGGCAAAATCAAACGGGATTTTTCCGCCTCCGGTCGTCTTATTCGTCCTTTCATGCTCTTTATATTTCGGGGTCGTCGTTCAACAATCTTTTCTTATTCTCGTTTTTGGGCTTTTTTGGCGCATTTGCGGGCTTTTGTTCCTTTTCCGGTGCAACAGTCCGTTTTGCCTCCTTTCGTCCCGTGGCGGGCTTCTTTTCCGCCTCCTTTGCCGTTTTCCCGGTGCGTTTCACAATCTTTGTTTTCTTAATCTCCGGTTCCGGCGTTTGTTCCGGGGCAACCGCATCCGCTTTGACGGTTTCGGCGGCGTCCGTGGTTTCGTCCGGGGTCGCCTCTTTGGGGGCTTTCGTTTTAATCAATTCCGCCAAAGACAACGATATTACATTTTGGGACAAATCCGGGGCGTCGTCCAATACAACCATACCATTAACCGCCGTAAACGTGTTGTCCCGCTTTTCGTCCTCAATGGCGGCAATCTCCAACAGATAGGGGATTTTCCGTATATTGGGGCTTTCGGTTTGCTCTTTCAGATTGTACGACGGTTTTTTGCGCCAATCTTTCGGGCTGAAATTGAAAATACGGGTAACGGGGAATTGCTCAAAATTGACGTTCCACATATCCCGGTACATTCCTAATTGTATTTCGCTTTCCTCGTAAAAACCTTTTCGCCCGCTTTTGAAATCGACAATTGCGTTAATCCGGTCGTCGCTTCCAATCTTTGCCCGCATGGTACACGGGCAATCAATCATTCCGGCATACTTGTAATACGGGTGTACCAAAGCAATTTCAACGGCTAACGGTCGTACATCATAATCCAACACGAATTGCGCAAATGCCAATACGTCCTTTTTCAAATCGTCAGCGTAATAAATAAAGTCGTCCGGCAATCGGTAAACCTCAATATATTCTTTTAATTTACCTTTCAGTCCGTCCAAATCATACGCCCGGTTAATCAATAATTCCTCAAATGCGGCGTGCATAAACGTTCCATACGCCGCCCGTTCGCCTTTGTATCGCTCGGCTTCCTCAATGCCTTTGTTCGCAATCCAATTTATAAGGTGCGGGACTTTGGGTAATGTTTGGGACAATATAGTTGTAACCGACGGGAAAAACTCCGGGTTCCCGGCGTCGTCATATCGGTAATAATATCGGTGTCCCTTGCTGTTTAACTGCCAAACCTTATACGGGGGTTCAATCAATGTTTTTTCGTCGAAAAACATTGCCGTCATTTCCTCAACCGTCATGCCCGGTATTATCTCAAACACTCCGGTTGGTTGTTCCGGTTGAACATCAACGAACGGGGGAATAATTGTTTGTTGTTCCTCGTTAATCTCCGGGAACATATCCGGGGCAACATTGCCGACGGTTCCAGCAACCTCTTTTACCGGGTCGCCCGGTTTATCGCTCTTTGCTCTCATTACTTGTACTTTTTATATTCTGAAATTCCACATAATACCATTGCGGCGCACATTGCCGCAAATAACAATTGCCACGGGTTCCAAAATGCGCCAATCAAACAACATAACCCCAATGCGCCAAACGTAACAATTAGGGCTTTCGCTTGAAACAACCCGGAAAACATGGTTTCGGCGGCGGCTTCCAACCATTCGATAAACTTACTTTTCATTGTTTCCGCCCTCCATGCCAAACAGGTAATCCGCCGTACAATCCAACATTTCGCAAAGAATAACGACCCATTCCGGGATAATCCGTTTGGTCGTGCCGTTACATAAATTCGTCATATTTACCTGTTGTGCGCTCTCGCTTGCACCCTCAAAAAGACGGGCGGCAATGTCTTTTTTCAAAACCTTTTTCCCGTTCGCCTCGGAACGGGCGATTGCTTCGTTTACTCTTAATCTCAATGCCATAACTTAAATTTTTTTGTTAATAACTTGGTTCGTTGCTCTCTTTGTATCCGCAATTGCGGCACGTTTTTTCCTCCCAAATCGGGCTATATTCCGGCGGGGTCAAATATCCGTCGCCTCCGGTACGTCTATACTCGCCGTCTGTAACCTCCATTTCCCCGCCACACTCCGGGCAATCATCGTCGCCAATCAATACACATTCCAACAGGGCGTCCAAATGGACGGAACGAACCGGGTAAATACCAATTGCCCGGATAACGTCCACCATTTCCACAACGGTAACATCCCGTTCGTAACAATCGGCGACCGGGAACCCCCAATTGTCGCTTATGTTCTCGATAATCTGTTTGTTGATTAACTCCGTAACGATTGTTTCGGATACTTGGTTGGCTGTTTTTCCGCTTTCGGTCGCCAACATCTTTAATTGCTCACTTTCTTTTATTTTCATATCATTTCCCGGTATCCCTCCGGGTAGGCTGTTAATCTTTTGTTCTGCAAAGGTAGAAAGATTTTTTTAATTACCAAAAATATAATCTTTGTTTTGCGAAATCATTTTTGCCGGGTGCGTGAAATATCCGATTTTTAACCTACCTTTGCAATACCGCATTACCAAAAATCGCTCTCGGTTACTGCGTACCGAACCCCCGGAGTATCTGTTACGTCCGGGGGTTCATCTTTTCCAACGCCATTTGCGCCGCACAATAACAAAATCGGTATATATCGCCATAATATCCCGTTTGGTTGGTTATTTCCTCAATAACGCCCGCCGGATATTCCCCAAACGCCACATATTCGTATTGCGTTGGGTCTAACTCCAATGCGAACTCAAACGTAATGTCAATATATTTGTCCCCGACCCGGTTAAATGCGTGGTCGATTGGTATAACTGTATGCGTTTTACCCTCGACGTATCGCACCCGGTCGGGAAATAACAACGTCAACAAATGCGCATTGCGGTAACATCCTTTGACCTCCGGGCGAACAACCCGGCGTATCAACTCAATTTCCCGTTCGTTGAACACGTCCGCCGCCGGGACAACCTCGACACGCTTTGCCACGTCGATTGTGTCGGCAAAATACTTTCGTTGACGTTCGGGCAATCCTAATCGTAAAAACGCCCGCATTTCCTCAATAATTACGCTTTCCATATCTTAACCCTTTGTAAACCCCTTAAATGCGACGTGGTAAACGTCGTATTGTTTTCCGGTAACATAAAATTCAATCATTCGGTCGTCGTTACCGACGTCGTTTATTGCAATGGTCGGGTATGGTTCCCCCGGCAATTGGTTAAAACAGTCCTCAATTTCCCGGTATCCCTCCGGGAACTCCGAACGGTCGGCGGCAAAAAACCGGGTTAAACTCTCTTTTATCCGGTTCAACATTTCGTCCCCGTTGGGTTCAAAATGCGCTTTTATTTTATCCTGTCGTCTTAATGCAAATCGCATGGTTAATAAATACTTTTTTGAAACGTCCACGACCTTTGCGCACGTTTCGGGGTTAAACATTCCAATATGCGTATATTCCGGGGGTAATCCCAATTGGTCGGATAACCATTTGTACGCCTCCCGTCGCTTCATTAGTCCACGTTTGTACAACTCATCAAAATATCGGTGCTCTTCAATCTTACATCGGCGCAACTCGGCGTTTGCCAATCGACCCTTTGCCCGGTCGGTTCCCTTATGAACACCCACATACGCCCCGCATTGGGGACAATAATAAATCATTCCATAATCAACGCCGTAAACCTCAATACTATTTTTGTACTCGGTCGGAACGTGGCAATACGGGCAAATTCTACCGCTCAATATTTCCCGTTGTTCCTCTGTCAATCGTATATCCATAACAGGCAAAGCCGGGGTTATTCCCCCGGCTGTAAATATGCGATTGCGTTTAATTCTTTTTGGCGTTCGGTCGCCCAATTAACATTGCGGGCAATCCATTCGTCGGCGGGGTTCTCGGCAATCCATTCTTTCCGATAAGACGGCACAAAGTACGCAACTTGCTTTTTATACGCCCGTTCGGGGTTTGCCAATATTTCCGTCGTGCGGCTCAACCCTTTGCCGTGGTCGCCTTTGCCGATTAAGTCCAACCGCCCAAAATAAAATTCGCCGTTGGCGGTACACGCCACATAATCACGGGCGGACGTTCTTGTTGAAATAACGTTGCCTTTTTCGTCGGTAACGGTGTATTGATACTTTTTGCCTTTCGCTTTCTTGCTCAAAATATACTTTGCCATAATCTTTGTTATTGTGCCGGGGGCGACCCCCCGGCGGGTTATTATCTTATTTCGTACAAACTCAATGAATTTTCGCACAATACCCACGTCGGGAATTTAGGGTTTTGCAGATAACAAAGGTTATCTAATGCCGCCCGGCTTGTATAAAACCACAACCCAAATTTTTTGCCGATAAAATACATATCGTTTACCCCTGTTTCCCGGTATTTCTCCGACAACATTTGTTGGCTGTAAATGATTGACGAAAATTTAACTTTGCCGTCTAACTTGGTTGCAATCTCGGCAATGTCCGTCGCCTGTGTTCTTTTCTTTGTTTCCATATTTGAAATTTATTTGGTTCCGGGAACCCGCCCGGTCGGATTAGTAATAATAAAAGGATATTTTCAAACCCCGGCGCAACTTACAATGTTCGGCGTCTTTGACACAACGGAAAGCATGGCGCAATAATTTGTTCGCCATTTCAACGCCTACTAACTTAATCAAACCGGAAACGCCAACCAACGTGTTAATCTTTTTGCCGTTGAACAAGCCGTTTACTTTGATTTTGAAAGTACGGTTAATTTCTTTTGTTGTATATTCCAAACCGTTGTAAATATCTTCGGGCTTCATTGTATCGCTCTTTTTGTTGCCGGGGAAACGCCCGGTCGTTTTATTAACATGGCACAAAGATATGGCATTTTATTTTAACTACCAAAAGAGTTTTCTTTTATTTCCGATTTGCGGACAAAAAACGGTTCTTTTGGCTCCCCGCAAAGTTATTTTTGGCGAATTTTCATTTTAAGCCACTTTATTTGCCGGGGTGGGTACTTTATCCATTCAAACAAAATAATAGAAATACGGGGCTAAAAACGGGCAAAAACAAAAACGGGGTTGCAACGCTTGGTTACAATCCCCGTTTCCCGGTATTATGAACAATAAAAGTTACTTTTCTATGGTTACGAACTCAACGCCCAATATTTTTGTTGCCGGGTTCTTGCTTACAACATCAATTTGCCGATTTTTGATTTTCTTTGTTTTCCATAAAAAACCTAACCAACGTTTGTATTGCACCGTTTCGACAATCAACAGACTATCCCGGTTTATATGCGTCCCGGTAAATTGTCCGTCCGGCGTGGCGCATCCGTGCAACTCAAAATACGGTTCGACAATATCGACGCATCGTAAAACGGTCGTAACCGTATCGCCGGGCAAATATACAACACTATCCCGGACGGTTGCCCGCAATTCGTTGATTGTTTCCATTTGGGTTGTTGTAACCCGTTCCAACTCCCGGTTCTTTGTCTGCAACGTCTTTATCAACTCCGCATCGCTCGCCCGGTATTTTTCAAACTCTGACAATTTCAGTTCCAAAACCCCAACTTTGGCGGCGTTCAAACTATCTTTCGTTTGGTACCGGGAAACTTCCTGCAATAACGTTTCCGTGTTGGTTCTGTATTTGTCCCTTTCCCCGGTCAACGTATTAATCCGGGAACGTTGCACCCATATAGTGACAACGGCGGAAACCGCCAAAGCAATTGCCGCTATTATTAAATATTTTTTCATAAGATACGTTTTATCGCTTCATAATGAATTTTTGCAATACGTTCACGCCCGGCGTCTGACAACATAAAACGGCAATCTTTTTCGGTATCCATGAAAAAGTTTTCAGATAATACCGCCGGGCAAACCGTATGTTTCAGAATGTAAAATTGGTTTTCTTTGTCCGGGTCGCCGTCGGTATGGTCAAAGCGCATTTTCCAACCATCCGGGGCAAACTCTTTTTCCGCCTCATTACAAAGTACGGTTGCGATTGCATCCGCTTTCGTTTGTCCTACGCTGGTATAACATTCCCACCCGGTGCCGCCTCCGGCGTTCCCGTGAACGCTAAACAAAACGGCGTTGTTGCCGCAATCCGCATGGATAACGTTTGCACGGCGGCAACGCTCCGGTAATGATACGTCGGTTTCCTCCGGTACCAAAATTTCAAACTTTACGCCATCGGCTTTTAACATCGCCGCAATACGGCGTACAATGTCACGGTTAAACTCCCATTCAAACAATTGGGAACCGTCCCCCCAAATGGGGGAACGTTTCCCGGCGGTTTCTTCGCCGTGTCCGTTGTCTAAAATAACAATAGGTTTCATTTTCTTACCTCCTTTTCTTTATCGTTAATAATATCGTCATCGGTTTCCTTTTGGAAACGCTCGATTATTGGTTGCCAATAAGACGGCAACGCCCGTGTAAATTCCAACCGGATAACATGGTATATTATCCGTAAGGCTATTTTCTTCGGGTATGCCTTAATTAAGTTGCGAAACGCATTTTGCAAATATACATACATGAACACGTATGTAAGCGACTTAATAACAATCATTGCCGCCCCGTCGTCGCCACATTGCAACATAACGGAATAAATGACGTGTATAATAACGACGTACAAAAGCAATTCCGCCAATGCGTTCTTAAACTTATGGAACGAAAAGCGTTTGCAATTCCTTATCGCCATGCCGTCCGCCCTCATTCCCGCCCAAATGTTGAACGCAAACATAATAACTAACGCATACATAAACCCCGCCGTCGGGGTCAGATATGCAAATAACGGGCTTGCGGTCGTGGCGAATATCATACGCCATTGTTCCCAACTAAAAATTTTATCCATATCGTCCATAAATAAAGAGTTAAGGGGGGGGGGGGAAACACATACCCACAACCGCCACAACCTACACAAATTTCCGTATCAATATGAGGAATTGTCAACCCGTCCTTGAAAGGAATCATAGACAGAGCTTGCGTAGGGCAATGCTCCGAACAAGCCCCGCAACTGG